TACTGGTAGGCGGAAAGTTTTAATTCACGCATGGCGGCGCTAGAGACACGCAGGCGGTGCTGCACGTCGATGGTGAGCGATGATCCTCCGTGGGTAGTGAGGGTTAACGGTTGGAATGGCATATGTAACACGTCCTTTAACGGTTTATTTAACGCAATTATAACGAATTACAACGAAAATGACAAGTTAGACTGAACGGTCGAATTCCGACATATTTAGACGAAAGGGGCTAAATGATATTGAGTAAGCGATTATTAGGCGAATTAGAATTGAATCGGATATATCAGCGTGAATGTATCGAGGGGATGCGGATGATTCCGGATAAGAGTATCGATATGATACTTTGCGACCTTCCGTATGGGACGACAGCATGTAAGTGGGATACGGTGATTCCGTTTGAGCCGTTGTGGGAGCAGTACGGGCGGGTGATTAAGGACGATGGGGCTATTGTATTAACTGCGAGTCAGCCGTTTACTAGCGCTTTAGTTATGAGTAACCCGAGCTTATTTCGCTATGAATGGATATGGGATAAAGTGATGGGTAGTAATTTTGTTCACGCTAAAAAGATGCCTTTAAAAACTCATGAAAGTATATTGGTATTTTACAAGAAATTACCGACATACCACCCTCAAATGACTGAGGCCGACATTAGAAAAAACAGGCCACCAAATGCTGGAAGAGAAGATAAGTCTGAGATTTTAAGGGTCGGTGGTGGGAAGTTGATTGAGAGCTCAAACCGGGATAGAACTAAAAGATATCCTAAAAGTATTTATACTTTAAATAGGCAAACAGCGGACTGTAATCCACTTTATAGAGTACACCCAACGCAGAAGCCCGTTGATCTATTCGCATATCTCATCCGCACATATACGAACGAAGGTGACATCGTCTTAGATAACTGTATGGGATCTGGAACCACCGCAATAGCAGCGCTACGAACCGGCCGCCAGTTTATCGGCTTTGAACTCGAACGGGAATACGTAGAGATCGCCAACAAGCGCATTGACAACGAATTGGAGGCGAACTAATTGGGCGCAGTAAAAATTGACACACACGCAAAAGAACGCAGTCTCGAGGCGAAGTATCCGGCGCTCGACAATCCGGCCAACCTTCGCATCTTACTATCGGACTACCACGCGCTGATAAATAGGCAATATCAGGGCGACTATGCTGCGGTTGATATTCTCGTAGACTTACGCAAGGCCGTTGCTCTAGCGGGGCTCACCGGACGGCAATCCGAAGCTCTCCGCCTGGTTTACGAGGAGGATTTGACGCAGGAAGAGGCGGGCAAGCGGATGGGCGTTTCGCAGCAAGCCGTTGACCAGCACGTTAGCGGTGCGATTGAGGCGGTATCGGATATTTACTACTACTGGTCAAGACACGGAGAGGGGTACGCAATTAATGGCGGATTATAAAACGCAATTACACGAAGATATTACCAAATTACAGGCGGAGACGAAACGGGGAGAACTTCCTCGAGAACTCCGCTTAGTAAAGATTGATAACTTAACGGAGGAATACTTAGCTAAGACGGGAGAATGGCCGGACGCAATAGCGCTTGAGAGGCTGGCGGATTTGTGTTTGTACGAGGAATTGACTGATAGCAATGAGCACAAGATATCGCAGACTGAGTACCCGTTCTTAAGTGAGCGTCAGTTCGACCGACGAGACAATCGCGAAATTAAGTCCGCAAGTGATATGGACGGCAATGCTGCAGACGGACAAAAGCACGGCGTACCGACGCGTAGGAAACGCACGGATTACGAAAATAGATTCGTAGATAAAAAGGCAAGAATCCGAAATAAGGATCGGAAACATAGATACGTTGAATTTACGAAGGTTCAGCCGGTTAAATCGTATAAAATTGACCGTTAGGCGCGCTTATAGATAGAGAATACCTTGTAAAATACGCGTTTAGTTGTCCTTATATATGAAGGGACTTGTTTTTTCGGGATTAGTACGGTTTATATTACGAAGGACCTTGTAAAAAGTGCCGTTTGGTATCTATGTATTATGAGGGGAACTTTTTTTCGAAAAAATACGATATTTTTACCGTTTTGGTGGCCTTATATATGAAGAGGTAATTTCAGCGGGCGCTTCGGCGCCTTATTGACGAAAGGGGAACGAATTAATTGACGAAAGAGATACTTGGTAGTCTCGAAGTTAACCGCATTTACCAAATGGATTGTCTCGAAGGTATGACGCTGTTGCCTGATAAGAGTGTCGATATGATCCTTTGCGATTTGCCATACGGTACGACTCGGAATAAATGGGATAGCGTAATAGATTTAGAAAAGTTATGGGCGCAGTATGAACGGGTTATTAAGGATAATGGGGCGATTGTGCTAACGGCTCAGACGCCGTTTGACAAGGTACTAGGGGCCAGCAACCTGCAGTTATTACGTTACGAATGGATATGGGAGAAAACGTCAGCCACAGGACACTTAAACGCGAAGAAAATGCCGATGAAGGCACATGAAAATATATTAGTATTTTATAAGAAATTACCGACTTATATTCCGCAGAAAACTACGGGGCATCAAAGAAAAGTCAGTTTAGCAAGCCACAAAGTAAATTGCGAGAAGTCATCTAATTATAATGATTACGGACTTTCTTCATATGATAGCACCGAGCGTTATCCAAGGAGTGTCCAAGTGTTTTCAACGGATAAACAAAAAGAGGCATTGCATCCTACGCAGAAACCTGCAGCATTATTCGAATACCTCATTAGGACTTACACAAACGAAGGTGAAATTGTGCTTGATAACTGTATGGGCTCAGGAACCACCGCAGTAGCAGCTTTAAATACCGGACGTAAGTTTATCGGGTTTGAATGTGAGTCTAACTATATTGAGATTGCTAATAAACGCATTGATTCGCTTTTGGAAAGGAGTGAGTATTTTGGCAGCAGTTAAACAGTTGATTCAAGTGCTAGAGAAAATGCCGCAAGATAAAAGGGTTGAAATAGGCACTCATACCTTGTATTGCGGGGAAGCTAAAAGAGTTGTTGAGTGGGATGATTACGTGGAAATTGAAAGTGATGATGAGTAAATCAGTAAAAGTATAGCGCTCGCTTCGGCGGGCTTTTTTAATTTAACGAAAAAAGGAGACGAAATAATGAAAACTAATGAGGATTGCTATTTCAAAGACGTATTTACATTCGTAGACGAAAATGGAGAAGCCCGCATATCAGCGCCAGCATTAACGCACAAAGTCGTCAGTATTAAACAGTCGGAGGCGTACAAAGAGGAACAAGAGGCGCAAAAGTGGCGCGCCGGCAAACAGGTCGATTTCACCGCGTCAAACATGCGCAATTTACACGAAGTGTACGAAGCACTAACGACGGCTCAGTGCGGTTATTTAATGCTCCTTCAGTGCTACGTCAACTACGACGGAGGAACGCTTGTGATCGGTAAGAAAAAGGTGTCGATGACAAAGGCAGACATGAAAACCGTTCTTCAGCTCGATAAGAAACCGCGCACATTCTACGACTTCTATAAGGCGTGCGTTACTCACGGAATCATTATCGAAAAGGATGGAGAATATGCGGTCAATGAACGCTATCACTTTCGAGGTAACTTCGGCAGTGAATTCGTTGTTAAGTCATACACCACGAAAGTCAAGCGGGTTTATCGTGAAGTAAAGGCGGCCGACATCGGACTTATTTACCGCATGTTGCCGTTTGTTCATATGGAGACGAACGCGCTCTGTGGAAATCCATACGAAAAGAATCCTCGTAAAATATCGTGGTTTAATCGGAAGGAACTGGCGGAAGCAATCGGAGTTAATCCGGATACGTTAGGGCGCAGATTGCCAGCGATGAAGTTCGACGGTGAGTACGTGGTGGCGCGGATAAAGGTCGGAAACGAGCCGGAAAGATATACGTTTAATCCTAGCGTTTTCTATCGCGGCAAGAATGAGCCGGACAATACGTTGCTATCAATGTTTAACGTGAAGATGTAACGGAAGGGCGTCCGAATGTGGGCGCCTTTTAAGTACGACTTTATTCGCACAAATCGGCAAAAAGTACGACTTTATTCGCACAAGTAAAAAGAGGGTTGCGCCTTACTGCCGCAAGGGATTCAGCGTTTTTATGCGTAAAGTTATTTCTTAGTCTTATTAGAACCTTGCGTCTTCATTCACTAGCGCTCATTCGTCGCTGCCCTTTCTCTTAAAGACCGTCGAAAAAGGTACTCATACAATATGGTAGGACGGATCGCTCTTTGAGCCGGACTACAAGGTTTTGAAGTCGCAAGACTTCCTGTTAATCATTGCGTACATATAACGCTAATACCTTGTAATTTCCGTTGTTTCGCGGTCTATAGTATGTAGAGGTAATATTACGTAATACATATAACGCAAGCTAATACGCCGTTAATTGCGGACATATATCCGCCTAGCATTACGCACATCTATCCGCCGATCTATTATATAGAAGAAACTCGTCTCATTGCGGAAGGGC